CTCGGTAGTTTCTCTCATACTGTAGAGAAACATCTTGAGTTATGTCCTGAACAAGAATGGCAAGTAACCTATTGGATGCCTGATCCATTTTACATGAGATACCCACGACCAAACTATCAACATACTATGAAGAAGAACGAAGGTTCTCCTAGAACTGATAATGCTGCTGACAGTAGACCTAGAGACTTCCCAGACCAAGCAGAAAATCGATTAGAGAGAACATTATGAAGACGTTGAAGATCTTGCATAATGTTTGTATTGATTTTGAAACTCCTTTATATCACCCCAATTGTAAGAAAATACCTGAGAATGTCTTAGGAAGTCTTCACTGTAATCTTTTGGGTTGACGGATGGTCTGTGGAAAAAGATACCTGGATAGAAGGTACAACTGTTATATTCTGCATCAATTGTATGCCACTTTTCCCATGATGGGTTGATATCATTCTCTGGATCCCATACGGAAGATTCTTTTTTTATTGATTCATATTTTTTCTCATTATCATCATCATAGTTGTTATCAACATTATCGTAGAAATCTGAAAAAACCTGTTGGGTTTTTGCTTGATCGTTGAAGTCTGCAATATACTTAACTGGTTTGTAATCTTTGTATTTGTATGTGAAGAAGTCAGTTCCTGCAGGGATATCCTCACTCAACCAAACATTAAAACCTAAATTAAAATCGTCATAGTGTGGTTGAGCTGAAGATTTGGATCCATTCATTGACTTCCAGTAGTAATTACAGTAAGTATTCCAAACTTCTGGAGTAGTTTTGTTGGGATTCATGCAACGAGGCAAGTCTGCTGATTCTAAAACTGAATATAGATACTCAAATATATTTTTAAGTAAACTGAGACCTGTTGAGGGAAAGTATGATTGTATCCCAGGAGAGTTTGATACCTTGGAAGCAAATAGAGGTATGTTTTCCCAGAACTCTTTGACAGCTACAGGATCTTTGTAAAAGTTTTTAATTATTCCATACCTAAGTTCACCTATTGTGTAATGTGAACATTCTCTTGAAGGAGATAACTCAAAAATCTTCTGAATATTATCCTCAGTAAATACAGTGTAATTATTCAATAAGTTCATACTAAACCAATATTATTCAATATATAGGAGACCAATGAAACAGGCAGTAATTTACAGCAACAAGAGTCAAGAGTGTGAGAGAGTAGAATCTTTCTTGAAATCTATTGATGTATCTTATCAGACATACTATCTGGATAAGGACTTTACTGATAATCAGTTCTACAGTGAGTTTGGCAAAGCTCAATATCCACAGGTATCTATTGGTATTAAACATATCGGTGGACTCAAGGAGGTTCTGAATTGGAATATGGTAAGGGTATCTTGACATATATAATGTATGAGGTCTATAATAAGACCTGACGTTCATCCCACTCTTGGGTGGGACGCAAGTAAGTCGCGGAACGGAGCCGTTCATCCCATGATTGAATTTCTTTTATACTCATCACTTAGTTGTTCTGATGCTGATAGTATTATGCTACGGATAAAGAATAATGAAAATCTTAACAATGATGTTAGGATTGAATTAATTGAGGTTATGAAAGAGTCATCTCCTGATTGCTATTGGGAATACTGGGACGCAAACGACTAAAGGAACGGACCTAAAAATCCAACTACTTTAGGAGTACCTACAATGAACACACTAAACATGATCAAAAAGCAGATCAACAAAGCATCTGCTATTCATGACGCACAGATTACTCATACTACATATCGTGGTGTTGAGTATTCTACTCGTTGTGTAGAAAACAAAGAGTCTCACGGGACTTTCTGTTATCGTGGTCGCATTTATAGCAAGTGATCATAAATTGAGGGGACCTCTTGACAGGTCCTTTTTTTATGCTTAAAATAGTAGAACTGTTAATGTACTATGAACCGAGACAAACTAAAACTCATTGTTCGTAACCTCAAACTCCTAGTAGATGCATTGGAGTCTGAGGTTTATTCCGATGTTCAATCCTATACAGAGACAATGGACAGAAACCTACCACCCCTTCCTGATTATGATGAGGTATTTGAAGATGACGAATGATGACTGGAGATATTCAGATGAGAGATTAGATCTCAGAGGCCAGTGTCTTAGTATACTTCTTCAGAAGTATGGTGGTATTGACTTGGATTTGGAATCACCGTATATGTGTAAGGATATATACGAGTGTGTAGATACATGGGTCTCTCAGGGCAATAAAAGAACTGATGGGATCGTAGCTTACTTTAACGCTTACTTTAACCAGGACTATGTACGAAGATCTTGATACATTTGAAAGAGCGCTTCAACATTTTGGGACCAGAGTAGAGGTCTATACTTGTATGGAAATGGGTGGTAAAATAACTGCAGAAGAAGCTTATCAAGCTATTAAATCAGAAATTAAAGAACTAAAGAAAGTAAGGAAAAAGGAAAAAGAATGAATGATTGTAAACTGATCTCAGTGACTCCAGATGCTGAGAAACATATGGCATACTGTGCCCGTGTGAGTAATCCTAACAATCAAGAGAACGAAAAGTTTTCTGGACTCCTCAAGTATTGTGTGAAGCATCAACACTGGAGTATTTTTGAACAAGCTTTCATGACTCTGGAAATTTCGACTACCAGAGGACTGGCAGCTCAAGTACTGCGACACAGAAGTTTCACGTATCAAGAATTTTCACAACGATATGCTGATAGTTCCCTACTCGCGGAGACGATCCCTCTACCTGAACTACGCAGACAAGACACCAAGAATCGTCAGAATTCTATTGATGATATTGACCCGTTCGTTAAACAGAAGTATGAAATCTTGATGCAAGATCACTTCAAGAAAGGTATGGAATTGTATCAACAAATGTTGGATGATGGAATTGCAAAAGAATGTTCTCGATTTGTACTCCCCCTCTCCGTGCCGACAAAAATGTATATGACTGGCTCAGTTCGCAGTTGGATTCATTATATTGAACTGAGATCTGCTCATGGGACTCAGAAAGAACACATGGATATTGCTAACTCTGCTAAGAGTATCTTTATCGAACAGTTCCCCTCTGTCTCTGAGGCAATGGGATGGGTGTAACTGTAATTGATAATTTTTTACCTGATGATGAGTTTAAAATTTTGCAGGAAAATGTTATATCTAATAAGTTTCCCGTTTATATTCAAAACTATATAACGAAAAACATCGAGATTCAATCAATTAAAAATGTCAATTTTGTTCATACAATTTACAGAAATGATATACCCATAAGTCCTTATTATGAAATGATAAATCAGATCTTGTTTTCAAAGTTGGAGATGTGTTCCCTCATCAGATCAAAAGTAAATTGTTATCCTAGAACTGATGAGATTGTAGAACACGATTGGCATACAGACTTTCCATATAAACACAAAGGCGCTTTGTTCTATCTGAATACTTGTAATGGGAAGACTAGATTTCATAAAGATACTGTTAAAAGTCAAGAGAATCGAATTGTTTTTTTCGATTCGAGTAAACCACATGCGTCAACTTCATGCACAGATCAAAAGTGCCGTTGGAACATTAACGTAAACTATTTCTAGTAAAATCAGTTTAATAAATATACACACATCATGAGGTGAATTAGTGGCAACTTATCCAATTAAACATAAAGAAACTGGTGAAACCAAAGAAGTGAAGATGAGTGTTCACGATTGGGACCAATGGCGAGATGACAATCCTGACTGGGAAAGATATTATACTCCCGAAAACTCTCCTAAATTTGGAGAGGTTGGTGAGGTTTATGATAAACTTAGAAAATCACATCCAGGTTGGAATGATGTTCTAGCTAAGGTCAACAAAATGCCAGGATCAAACGTAAAACCAGTTTAATTTTATGCCAAGAAAGAGCAAGTCCGGTATCGGTAGTACAAATCCAGTTCCCTTCGGTATGAGTAATAAGGTAATGAAAAGAAAGAAACCAATCAATCTTGATTACATAAAAAAGATTGAACCACTTACAGAGAATCAAGAATTATTCTTTACATCCTATAAGGAGAATAAGAATCTGATAGCCTATGGTGTAGCTGGTACAGGTAAGACCTTTATTACCCTCTACAACGCTCTTCTTGACGTTCTAGATCCAAAGACACCATATCAGAAGATCTATATCGTCAGATCTCTTGTGCCTACCAGAGAGATTGGATTCCTCCCTGGTGACCATGAGGACAAGTCTGACATCTACCAGATTCCTTATAAGAATATGGTAAAGTACATGTTTGAGATGCCAGATGATAATTCTTTCGAGATGCTCTATGCAAATTTGAAATCTCAGGGTACAATAAGTTTCTGGAGTACATCTTTTATTAGAGGTACAACTTTTGATAACGCTATCCTTATCATTGACGAGTTTCAGAACCTGAACTTCCATGAACTAGACTCAATCATCACTAGGGTAGGTGAGAACACTAAGATCAACTTCTGTGGAGACGCAACACAAACTGACCTGGTGAAAACTCATGAGAGGAATGGTATTGTTGACTTCATGAGAATTATCAATCAAATGCCATCCTTTAATACTATTGAGTTTCAACCAGAGGATATTTGTAGGAGTGGTCTTGTCAAAGAATACATTGTCGCTAAACATGAATTAGGTTTATGAGTTTTACTCACATTGATATAGATTACCCAACTCTCTCAAGGGAGACGATTGATGGAGTCAGATATTATGACACCCCTAAAGGTGAGAAATTAGTATCAATTACTTCCGTTATTAGTCACTACAATCGTGAGATTTTCCGTGCGTGGAGAGCTAGGGTAGGAAATGATGAAGCTAATAAGGTCACTAAACAAGCAACGAGCAGGGGTACAGACATGCACACCTGCTCTGAATATTATCTGAAGAACCTTGATGTACCAAATGTCCAACCTCTGGCAGAAATGTTATTCAAACAGGCTAAACCTACTCTGAATAACATCGATAATATCCATGCACAGGAACAGGCTTTGTTTAGTTATGAACTGGGCATAGCTGGTAGTGTTGATTGTATTGCAGAGTACGATGGCGAGTTGGCTGTCATTGACTTTAAGACATCTAAGAAACCAAAACCAAAAGAGTGGGTGGACCACCACTTCGTTCAGTGTGCAGCATACGCTTGTATGTTATTCGAGATGACCGGAATCATGGTCAAGAAATTTGTAATCATTATGTCTTGTGAAGACGGAGAAGTCAAAGTTTATGAAGAATACGACAAGAGAAAGTACATCAATCTTCTCTCCAAATATATTAGAGAGTTTGTTGAATTTAAACTACAGGAATATGGCAAAGCCTGACGACATCAATAAGATTATCGAGAACAAGTTCTATTGTTCTCGTAAATTCACAGAAGAAATCGAGACTATTGCCAATGATGGAAATGGTATGAAGTATATTGATGCTATAGTTTACTTCTGCGAAGAAAACAGTATTGACATTGAATCAGTTCCTAAACTATTGTCTAAACCACTGAAGGAAAAGTTGAAGTATGAAGCAATTGAATTGAATCTACTTAAGAGAACATCTCATGCTAAATTGCCGATATGATTTCTGAAGTAGAACTAAGACACTTACAATTACAAGCTGCCCTCAGAGAGAATCAATTTCGTGAGGATGAATTAAAATATGTTGGGGAAATCGATGGTTCCCATTCCTACTTAATTGCAGGAAGACACGTCGCAAAAATTGAAGATATTATTGGATTTGATCAAATAGATGATACCGAAGGTGACCCCGTTTGATGCCTACAAGTCTTACCTAGGACTTAAGAACCACTTTACTAAACCAAAGTATGACTATCACAAGTATTGTGGTAAGAGTCGTGCCTCTCTACAAAGTTTTTACAAACGCCGAGACAGATTCTTTTTTGAGAAACTGAGTAGGCAGAAAGATGACATTGAGGTAATTGAATTCTTTGTCTCCAACTTTATTACATGCAATGATCCTCAGGCTCTATGGATTGGGGAGATAATGCAGAATGGAGAACAGAGTTATACCGATTGGAAGAAGAGAACTCAATCACTTACATATGTTTTCCGTCAAGAAGTAGAGTCCGTATTTACAGGACAAAAGTTTGATGATATGTTTAAATTCAAGGGTTTAAGTCATCCTCAGATTGTCAAGGAACACTTGATAAAGAACATCTCTCTTGAAACATTTATCATTCTTGATAGGATTTTAGGATTCAAGAAAACTTATGATAAGAAACTAGACGATCCAGTCTGGAAATTTCTATCCATGAGGATGGATAAATATAACACCTTCTTAAAGATTGACATCTTTAAGTACAAAAAGTTACTAAAAGACATAGTAGTTTAATGAGCTTCTTCGATTCCGATATAGTTCAAGAGGAGATGAAAGAAATTTCACAACTCCAGGATGAAATATATACGAAGGTATTCAGTTTTTCATCTATGAATGATGATGAGAAAATTCTTCATATAGATATGTTGGATAAACTTCTCAATAAACAGAAGGTTCTCTATACTAGATTGTCTTTGTCTGATGATCCTGAAGCAAAGGTGATGAAGGAAAACATCATCACGTCTGCCAAACAACTAGGATTTCCTGCCGATGTTGATCTGGGATATGTTTTTTCAAACATGTCTTCCATCATCGAAAGTATGAAAAAAACAATACGAGAAGGGTCTTGACATGGGGTCCATTAGGACCTACACTAGACCAGGGGCTACCCAATCCCCTTTAAGCCACGGGACAAAAGCCAAATACAAACATACGAGGTGACACAATGGGTTTCGGAGACCTTAAAAAGCAATCTTCTCTTGGTAGTCTTACTGCTAAGCTTGTAAAAGAAGTAGAGAAGCAAAGTAATACTGGTGGAGGATCAGATGAACGTCTGTGGAAACCAGAGATGGATAAAACTGGTAACGGATATGCCGTCATTCGATTCCTCCCAGCACCTGATGGAGAAGATCTCCCTTGGGTTAAACTATTCTCCCACGCCTTCCAAGGACCAGGTGGTTGGTACATTGAAAATTCTCTGTCTACCATCGGTGGGAAGGATCCTATCGGTGAACTGAACCGAGAGTTGTGGAATAGTGGTAGTGATAAAGATAAAGAGACAGTTCGTAAACAGAAACGTAAACTCTCCTTCTACGCCAACATTTATGTGGT